CGCCAGCGACGATGACGGCACCGGCCACGACAGCAGTGCCGGGCGTGTAATCGACCATCAGGGGGTCGCCATGTCGGAATGTTGCGGCCATAGGTATCTCACTTGATCTGTGCCGCTAGTCGCGGCGTATATTCATTTGACCGGCGCGAGCCGGTGACAGTTCGTCGGTCAGTCCGGATTAGGCCGCACCCTTGCTCTTGACGGCGGCACGGTATTCCTGCTTGTTCACGCCGAAGTCCCAGAAGCCGCGCATCTGAATGCCGAGCGTGTTGAAGTCCGTCTCGGCGGTTTCGATGGTCGGCTGCTGATTGCCGTTGAGGAATGCGACGTCGATCGCGGCCAGTTCGTTCGGGTCTGCCAGCATGTACCACTCGAGCGCCGATGTGAGGTACACGCTGGAGATCGGCTCGTACCGATTCGCATAGATGTTGGCGTTGGCGACCTGGGCCTTCGTCGAACTGCCGCCGGTGTTGACGGTCGTGGACCGGTAGACCTCGAGCGCGGCTGGTTCCAGTTCGGGCGGCACCAGCACGAAACGCGGCATCAACGCCAGCGGCAGGCCGTCGGCGTCGACCTGACGTTTGAACGCTGTCGTCGCGGCGGTGAGGCCGGGGATGCCCATCGTCGTGTCGGCACCGCTGATGTAATTCAGCTTGCTGTTGTCGGTCGGGAAGAAGGTTCCATGGTCGGCGAGGAACTCGGCCCAGAACACGCTGTTGAGTTTCAGCGCGCCGCCACGTCCGATGCGCTGAGGCACGGCAGTAAACGCGCTCAAGTCGTCGTTGATCTGGTCCTGCCGCGTGATGGCGAACATGATGCCGTAGGTCTTGGCTTGGTTGGTGTAGCTTTCCTCGCCGACGGTGGCGTGCTTGAGTTGTCCGGCTGCGCCGACTTCCTCGAACTGCATCGCGCCGTTGAGGCGGTAGCTGGTGACGGCCTTAAAATCGCTCACGCTTGACTGGCTCGAAACGCGACGCCATACCTGCTCAACGGCGCTGAAGCCTTGCAATAGGAACTTGTTGGCGACGTTCGACAGGATGCCGGGAAGGCTGACGGTGCTGAATGCGGCACGCAGGATCGCTTGGTGTTCGCCGCCGCTGCGGTCGAAGTGACGGCCGGTGTAGCCGTTGGCCCATGCGGCCTCAAGCAGCATCGACTGGATGCCGAGGTTCCCGCGATAGCGGGTGTGTGCGGCTTGCAGGGTCTTGTCGTCGAACTGCTTATCGACGCTCACGAGGTTGCCAGCTTGGCACAGAGCGGCAGTGAGCAGGTCGCCGGTCGGCACCTGCGAGTCCTTGCCGGTGTTGACCATCGCGCCAAACTGCGGACGGCCGGCTCGAATCACTTCAAGCTCGGTGCGGTCCTTGCTCCACTTTTCGGCGAACGCCTTGACGCGGATGTCGGGGTGGCCTGCGGTGGCGGATTCGATGTCGGAACGGTGCTGCGTCTCGGCTTCCCATTCTTTGCGGGCTGCGGTCAGCGTCTCGGATACCATCGCCTTGATGTCGACCTGAGCGGGTGCAGTGTCGGCAGGCTTCGCGGCAGCGGTGACGTTGGATGCGGGTGCAGCGGTTTCAGTCGCCTTGTGCGCGGCCTTGAGTTGCGCCTTGATGGCGTCGCTCAGGGTATCGAAGTCGGCGATGCCGTTAGCCTTGAGCCAGTCATTGAAGTCCATATCAGTTTCTCCGGTTGCTTTCGCGGCGATTGACGCCGACGAGTTTTGATCTGCGCCGATGGTCACGATGCTGGTTTCGACCAGCGTTGATTTGCGGGCGATGATGAGTGGGCCGGTTACTTCGCGGCCGTTGACGGTCGCGGTCTTGCCTGCTTCGAGCATTTCTCGGCTGTCGACCGTCGCTCCGATGCTGGCTTGCCATTCGAAGCCGTTTTTTGCGTGTGCGGCAATCATGGCCGCGTCGCCATCGGCGGCGGTGAACGAGCCTTCAAGCGTCACGCCCTTGGGGTCGATGGTGACCTTGTTCGCTTGACCGACCGGCCGCGCGTCGTCGTGATTCAGCAGAATCGGCAGCTTGGAGCGGCTCGACTTCATGCCGGAAAGCTCCAGAATCACCGGGTGGTACGACGAGCTGACGTTCATCACGCCGCCGCCGTACGCCTGAATGTTGAAGCTCGGCAGCTTGGCGGGCTGGCCCTCGGCTGTCGCGGCTGCGGCTGTCAGTTCCACCGGCGCGGTGAACTCGACGCGTGCCGGGTCGCGGTCGCCACCCTTTGGCGCGCTGGCTGTGATCCAGTTGCGTAGTCGGTTGATCTTGCTCACTGCGCGGCCTCCTGCTCAGCGAGTTGGTCGCTGGCTTCGTCGTCGGTTTCGCTTGTTTCGTCGTTGGATTCGGCTTCTGCGGCGACTTCGGTAGGCGTCTTGAAGACGTTAGCAATCACAAGCTGGCGGTACTCGTCCAGCGTGATGCCAAGTAGTTCCGCCTGTGCTTCCCATTGCTCAATCACGTCGTCGCCACGTCGCGCGAAGATTCCGGCGTGCGTCTCAAATCCACCGGAAAGGCCGGTCATCTTCGCGCCAGCTTCGCGCGGGTCTGGCGTGTCTTGGCCGTCCCAGAACCATTGATGCGGGGGGAGCATCCGGTCGGCGACTGGCGACGGTGGCAGGTAGCCGACGATGCGGATGGCCTCTGCGTACCATCGTTCAAATGTGGGTCGTGCGGCCACGTCCTCGAGCGCGTCCTGCTCGATGCGTACGGTCGTGCGCCATGGCATATTGTCGAGTTTGCCGCTGGCAAAGTTGTAGCCGCTGCTGTCAGACGCGGCGATGCCGTAGGGCATGTTCACGCATCGAGCGATTTCGCGCACGATCACGCCGTCGAACATCTGCATGGTGGTGGTCGGCTGCTCAGCCTTGAGTTGCGATAGCTTCCAGCCGCGCGGCATGGTCAACATCAAATTGCGTTCGATGTCGATGGCGTCAAGCGGCACAAGGTCTTCTGGGTCTTCTGTGTTGCCTGCGGTTTCGAGCACGCCAGCGTGATTCGCGGCAGTCTCAGCGGCTGCAATCACCGCGAGGATGTACCGGCGTCGCATGGCGAACAGCGGCAGCGCCGATGTCAGCTCAGGCACTCCGCGAAGTTGTCCCGCTCGCTCGGCGTCGAAGAAGTGCAGCACGTCGTCGGCGCGGAACGTGTCAAAGTCGCTCGACATCGTTGTGAAAGTGAACGCGTCGCCGGGGTGAGACTTGAGCACGCGATAGCCCATCGGGTTCGCGTAATCGTCGTAAATGATGCCGTCGCTGGCCGATTGCGCCTGGTAGGTCGGGTCGCTGACTTGGTCGGCCTCGATGGTGCGTAGGTCCAGCTTGACCTCGGTACGCAGTCCTAGGTTCGTAGTGAACAGGCCGAACGATTCGCCGTTCATTGCCTTCGCGTACCGCATCTGCCACAGTTTGCGGCTGAACTTGACCGCAATCGCCCACTGATTGAAAGCCTGCTCGACGGCGCGGTTGTAGTCGCGGTCGCGCGTGCGGACTTGCAGCCGCGGGCCGGTGCCGACGACGTAATCCGCCAGCTTGCGCAGGATCGACCGGGCGAGCGGGCAGTTGGCGATTTCGTAGCGGGATCGCTTGCGAAGGACGCGGCGAACAGCCGGGGAAGCGGACGCGGCAGCCGACAGATTGTCAGCCGGTGCCCAGTGATTCACGTTTTCGGTGTTCGTCTGCGCCGCGTCATAGGTCGCGCGTACGCCGCCAGTGCGTGCAGCATCGGATAGCCGCACCTTTGGGCGGACGTTGGCGATCTTCGCGGGCGCGCGGGTGGTGCTCATGCTGCACCTCCCGGCTTTATTTTCGCATAGCGGATCGGCAGCTTGCGCCGTGAGCCTGCGGTCTTTTCAGACAGGTAGCGGTCGGCCTCAATCTGCTCGATCAGGCTGTGCGCGGTGAAGCTGGTCCCGTCTTGGGTGCCACTTTTCGGCTGACTGCGAGCCGTTTCAATGGGGTCGACTTCGGCCATGCGTGCATTTGGCGCGATTCGTCAACCGTTGTGGAAACGGATTTGCAGATTGTTCCACCGGTATAGGTTTTGGCGACTGGTTGCTGTGCTACACGCGATGTAGCACGGCGCTACGCCGCGTGTAGCACAAACAGGGCAGGAAACAGAATTGCATTATCTGCGCGGCCCTATTTTCTGCCTGCTCGTGCGCCTTAGTGCGCCTTAGCGTCTGCTAGTGCGCCTTCGTGCGCCTTAGCGTCTGCTAGTGCGCCTTCGTGCGCCTTAGCGTTCGTATGTTGACACGCGCTTCTGGCAGTTTCTACACTCGCGGCGACGCATGATCGTGTCTTTTTTTGGCTCGGTGTAAACGACATAAAAATGCCGACAACCGCACCGGCGGCAGACCAGCCCGACGTCTTTCTGCCCCAGCGGCTCGCCTGTTTTGCGGTCGCGTAGTGTCATCGCCCGGCCCTCCGTTGTGCCTGGATGTCGCTCAGTTTGATTCGCTCACGCTTCGGCTTCTGTGACTGCATGCCGTCCATCGACACGCCGATAACCGCAGCAGCCACCAGACATCCCACGGTGCAGTCGAGGAGATGGTTTTCCTGATTCGGTACGGCGTCGAACTCGTGGACGCGCCGCCCGTTGGATTCCACCAGCTTTGACCGCTCCGCAACGACGTGCTCGGCATACATGCGGTGTTGATTCGCCGACGCCTTGAACAGCGTGATGGCTCCAGTGTCACCGCGAGCCACACGGAATCGGCGGACCAACAACATTTTGTAAAAGTCGGTGTCGTACAGGCAATAACGCGCGCCGGAACGCCGCTGCGATGAACGGATCCGCCAGTTCGTGCCGACCTGCTCGCCCGTCGCACGCGGCCAAAGGTCCATCGGTGCGTTCTTCGCCTTGACGCCGCGACCGTGCGACGGGATCATCCGTGCCTTGTACTGCGATTCGCGGCACACCTGATAGATGATCCCGGTGGTGTTGCCATAGCCCGCGTCGATCATGCACCGCTCAATCTCGACCACGCCGCCGCCTTCGCGCGTCCACGACCGGCCTAGTAGGTGCGACGTGCAATCGTTCAGCGCGTGCAGCAGTTGAGCCTCCTCACCCATGCCCGCGTAAACGTGCTCGAACTTCACCCGCGCGTTCGCCAGCGTGAAGTGATTCCGCTGCTGGTCTGGCCACGCGCCGTAGTCCACGACGTGGCAAGTGAAGCCGTCAGCGATCGCCATGACCACCCAGTACAGCAGCGAGCCTTGGACGTCGATAAACGCCACCAGTCGCGGCAACGCCAGGGGAACCGTGCCGCGCGGCGTTGGGCTTCCACGTTCGGCCACCGCGTCAAGTTCGAGCTGGTCGTCGTCCTGCGGCAACGCGGCGCGTGGGTCGTTTTGGTACTCAGCATAAAACGCTTCCGCGCCCTTAGTGCAAAATAAGTTCATCGCGCTTTGGACCGCCGACACTTCACCCTTGTATTTGCGCTGCTGCCAGCTTGCCTTAGTCCCCTCGTCCAGTTCGTCGCGGTGCTGTGTGTAATGGTCCGCCGCCGCTTTGTAGTCCGCCGGGTCAAGCTGCGCGCACGCCCTATAGATCTCGAAATACCTGTCCCACGCCGCCATGTTCTTCGGCATGGTTTCGAGCATCCGCGTCTTTTCGCCGCGCCACATCGGATGCCGTTCACGGTCCAACATCCGATCGGCCATGTCATCGGGAGCAATCACCGTGCACGGCATCACCGCCGCGATTGGCTTGTCCGGCCCAGCCATGCCGAGCACCGCGCCGCTGATAAGTGATTCGCGCGTGTTGTTGCCGCTGGGCGACTTGGCTGACTTGTCCGTCTGCGGATCGTCCAGCAGCACGAAGTCAGGCCGCAGCAGCGAACCGTCCTGCAACGTGTGCAGCGAGCCACGGATACCCTCGCCGGTCAGTCCACTGACACCGATCAGCAGGCCCGAAGACGGAGCGACGGTCATATTGTCCGCTCCCGGCAGGTTTGCCGGTGGCGGCACGGTCGGCAGCACGACGCGATCTTTGGCCCACTCGATGCCGGTAGACTCGCCTAGGCACGTTTGGCCGCTGGCCTTGTTGGCAATCCCCTTGAGCGACCGCACCGCAAGGCTAATCTCGGGGAAGTCGGCGACGTACTCCACGTTGAACCGCATCCAGATTTTCAGCGTCTCAAGCGATTCCTCGGCCTTGCCCTGCGTCGCACCGATCAGATATGGGTATCTGACGTGCGAATACGACGCCGCCCACAGCATCGCGCTGCGGCATATTGCCGTCTTGCCCGACCCGCGCGGCATGGCGAACGCGAATAGCCCGCCGGTGCGGATGGCCTCCTCGATTCGCGATATGGCGCGCAAGTGAGAATCCGACCACGACCAGTAAAAGGCGATTTTGTTATACGTTTCGCAGAACAGCCGCAGGTTATTCCGGCACGACTCGCGGCGGTCTAGGTTTTCGATGGCGGGGATGGAGCCGATGTCCCGGCCCTCGGCGGATTGCTTCGCCTGTCGGCCGCGCATCACTTCTTTGTGCCGGTCGTATGCCTTTGGCCGCTTGCCGCCCTTCTTCGGTTTCGATGGTGTGCCGGTGAACATCAGGCACGGTCTCGCGTCATGTCATACATCTGCCGCGCGGCCCTCAACGCCGTCGCGAAGTCGTCAGCATTCAACGCTCGCCGGTGGATTTCTCGCGTCGCCTCGAAACACCAGCCGTACACGACATCCTCATCCGCCGACGCAACCGCTGCGATGGACTCGACGCACTTCGCAATCAGCGGCCGCGCCGCTTGGTCCGGCCAACGCTTTTCAATCACCGCGATAATCTGGTGCTCTGTCGCGCCGGAAACGATCAGCGAGCGGACGGCCTCCACTGCCTCTGCCGCAGTTTGTTTGCCGGTGCTCGATGCCATTTGTGTTCCTTGCCGCCGATGGCTGTTCACACGACTGCCGGTGCAGCCCGCACGACGCCGCTGGCGTCAATCACGATGGGCTTTTGCTGGCCGAACCTGCGAAGGCTACCCACAATCGTCTCAATGTTCCGGTCTGGATGCTTACGTGCGTTGGCCGGGTCCGCCGACAATTCCGCGATTTTTACCGCTTCCACCTTCACGCCGCGCTCCAATAAATAAAGTCTGCCAACTATTCTGACTCTTCCGTTAGGTATAGGGAGGTTTTCGCAGGGCCGGGAAGGACCCTTTGTTTTTTTTACCACGCTCTAAACCCTATTGGCCTTACGTTGATTCCAAGTCGCAGCTACACGCCTGCCGCTGCCACCCAGTAGTCGATGGTCGCTGTACCGCTGACGCCCTGTGCGTTGACGGTGGCGATGCCGGGCATGCGATGCCCTGGCGTCTGTCCGCCGTAGCGGAAGTGCTGCGTCTCGCCCGGGGGGATAAGCACGACCAGTGCGCCGTGCAGTTGCGGGATGTTGACGCCGCAGCTAGCCGCCGAGTCGCTGCGTACGCGCACCGCAAACGTGGTGCATGGCCCGCCGTCGGCGTCTGCATCAAAGATCGTCTCCTGCGTCGTCAGGCTCTTAACTGTGGTTCCGTTTGATCGTGGCATGTTGGTTGTCCTTAGTCGTAGCCCATACCGGCACCCATGCCGGATGTGGTGGCCCATGATGCTGTGTCGCTTGGCGCTGGCGATGCTGGCGTGCCCGGCGAGGCGAACGTGCCCGGGGCGTTTTCGTTGTTGTATCGCGTCGTAAAGTATGCAGGCCCGCGACCGACGTTGCTGTAGCGGACTTCATCGACCTTGCCTGCCCAGTTGGCCTCGGCACCTGTGTATCCACGCCTGCCGATCTCGAAGGCGTCGCTGTTGTCGGCCGAGCCGGCCATGCTGGCGGTGCTGACTGAAGAGGCGTTGACATAGGTTGATTTGTTGCTGCCGTCGTAATCGCCTGCGAGGTAGTGCATCGTCGATGCGTGCCGCAGGTCGGTGGTGCCTTCGCCGAAATCGTTGCTGTTGGCGGTGATGCGGAAAAGCACGTAGCCACTGTTGTTGAAGCCCAGTTCCCAGAACCGTGCGGACGCGAGCGATCGCTTACTCACGGCGATCCCGCTGACGGTGTTGCTTTGCACCCACGCTTCGATGGCGAATGAATCGCCCGTAGACAGCGAGGCGTCAGTGCCGCAGTCGATGCGATCATCCGAGCCGTCGAAGTCCAGCCCGTTGCCGACTTTTGCAGCGACCGATTCGCCCGACGTCATGCTGCCCGCGCTGGTCCCGTGGTTGGCGTTGCTCGTGCGGTCGAGCATTTGCGGGGCGCTGCCGCTGGGGTCTTCTTCGAGTGCCCAGTAGCCGACGATGCTGCTGTGATAGGTCGCGTGCTGGCCGAAGCTGGCTCCGGCCGCTGGCTGGCTGTCTGTGCCCGCCGTGTTGTACCACGCATAAATCGTGGTATCGCCGCCGCTGCTCAAGCTCGCAACCTGCACACGGATGAGGATACTGGCGTCGTCGGCACCGTCGCTGGTGTCGTATTCCCAGCGGATGATGTCGCAGGCGAGCTGGGTTGTGCCAGCTTCGTCGCTGCTGAATCGGATGTCACCGCCATTGGACTGCGCGCGGTTGCCGTCTGTCGGACTTCGCATCTCGTCCGGCAGGCACGCGGCGGTCAGGGCCACGTCAAAGTCGGACACGCCGCCACTGCCCACCTGTGCCGATGGCACGGTGATGGCAACTTTCCGAAGCCAACCTGTGGGGAATGCCATGTTCACTCGCTCCCGTAAACAGTCCGCCCAAGGTCTTCGATCGCGGGGCATCCCGCGTCGTCACACTCAGGCCCGTCTGGTTTGTCGCCGTTCGCTCGCACAATTCCGCAGAATGCACCGCACCTGATGCAATGGTACTTGCTGATCCGGTCACCTACTGGCGGTACGCATTTTAGCTCATTCCTCACTGGGGTGATTACGCTAGGCGGGTACACGCGCCGTGACGCGGGAATGCCGACTCGCCGCATCGCCTTGCGGACTGTCTCCACGTCGGTGCCGAGCCGTGCCGCGATCTGTGCGACCGTCAGCCCTACGTGGTTGATGAGCCGTTGCCGTTGTGCGGTCCTCACTTCGTTTCACCCTGCTGTTCAATTCTCTGCCGAATCCATGACACGTCACGTTCTACATTCGCAGAACTGCGCTCCAGGGCGCGCATCCGCGATTCGTGATCTTGGACCATCCGCGTATTCAGGTTGACTTGCTCGGACTTTCCGCTCACCGCGTAAGCCCATCCGGCGCCGCCGACGATCAGTGCCAGCACCCATCGGGCGAGGTCGAATGACATGCGTTTGTTTTCTGGCGTCATCTGCGTATTCAATTCAACTTCGCCTTGATGTCGCTGATGGTTTTCTTGACACTTGCGGCTGCCGTGCCTGCTGCCTCTGCGATCAGCGGCTTGACCACGGCTTGCACCTCTTTCGGTGCGGCCTCGACGCCCTTAATCGTGGCCTTGAGCGATGTTTCCTTCTGCGCTTTTCGCCACTGGTCGTAAATTAAATACCCGCCCGCCGCGAGGCCCACGAGCACGACCACCAGCATCACGGCGGGGTAGGTCTCCACGAGGAAGCCGCCGATGCCAAACGCGGCCGACAAGGCGAACATCGAGAATGCCAGTCCGCGCATGCCGAAATACAACAGCACCGCACCGAGCACGCCGGTGATGCCGCAAAAGATGTAGAGCAGGTAGCTGTTGGTTTTCTTTGCGGACGCGAACTGCCACGAGAAACTGCCGCCGTTGCTGATGCTGTCCCCCAGCGTCACCGATGGCAGGTCGCCCATGTACGCGGCCGCCCCGCCTTTTTCGGTGGTCGCCACGCCGATGCCCTTGGATTCGTTGGCCTGCGTCAGCGTGCGTGCCCCGGTCGGCGCGGTCACGTCCTCGCTGCCCTCGACGATGATGCGACTGCCTGCGTCGGCGGTGATCTCATGGCCGTTGATGCGCACCGTCTGCTGCGGCTTCGCGGCAGACGTTGCGGATGAGGTGGATACGCCCTCAGTCGTCGGCCGTGAGCGTGCCTGCGTCGAACCCATCCAGAAACCGATCGCCAGCACCAACATGGTCAACAGCGACGCCACCGCCACCACCATGGTTCCGCTCCACGCCGACTGCGGCTGGTGGCTCAATCGCGATTCGCCAAGTTCGGGCTGTGTGTCCGTCATTGCGTGATTCCTGTTCCTGTCGGCTGGCCGTGCTCTTGGCCGGTGCGACCGACGTTGCGGTGCATCCAGCTATAGCCAGCGTTGCGGCGAATGTTAAAAAAACGCGCGCCGTGACAGCCATGGCCACGGCGCGCGCAGGTGACGGCACGCCCGGTTCGGGGCATGCGCAAGTTGTTCGGTGTTGGGTTGGCGTCGGCGAGGTTGGTCCGTGAGTATTCATGGTGCTCGCAGAAAAGCGCGCAGCCATGAACCGGGCAGTTATATTGTGGTCATTCCGGGCGGTCTGTCAATCCGAATTCCGGCGAATCCTTACCGAAGCTCGAAAGGTCAGGCGCCGTGCGATGTCGCGTGCGAATCCGGCGATGCTTCGCGCCGGGTCGAAGCCCTTGCGGCGGCAAGTCAATAGCGGGGCGGGTGGATTATTTTTGCGATGCCTGCATGGCCAGCACGTCGCCGTAATATTCTCTCTCCCACTCGCCGCGGCCGCGATCGGTGCCAGACCGCCCGCCTATCCCATGCGTGCGCAGATAGCGGCGATCCCACCTGCCGCCCCCAAGCATAGCGTAGGCAGGGTGCAGAGGCAGTCCGTGGTGGTGGCACCACGAGTAGATGTCTGACCCGTCCCACATCGCCAGAGGCCGGCACGAGCGACGCGTGGCGATGCCCAGGTGCAGCACGCTCATCCTGCGCGTCAGCGACTCGTCCATCCGCAGCCCGGTGATTCGCCTCTCGCCAAACTCGGTGTCTACGGACCGCCAGTGCTCGTCGCGGGGACAATCCTCATACCGGAAAACTCGCTCGTGGTAGTCGATAGGCCATCGCGCCAATGCTGCATCGCGAACCGACTCGCAGTCCGGATTGTCGCGGCCTCGCATTCGCACCCACACTACCGGCAGCCTGCACCCCGACAATTCCAGAATGTGCAGCAGCGTAACGGAATCCTTTCCCCACGAACACCCGACATAGTCGCCGCCGAACGACCGGATAGCCGCCACGGCCTCGTCTACACGCGCCGTCCTGACGCTATGAGCCGCGTCCGCCGCCTCGTACTCTCGCCACAGCGCGATGTCTGCGGCGGTGTGGCGGTGGCTCTCTATCAGCATGGCCGCACCACCTCGCACGCTGTGGATTTTTCGTGATACGGAGGCGCGGGTCGATCGAACCACGCCTGCGCGCCGCAAAGATCGGCAGGCAATTCTGCACACTTCGGCAACGAACGCATCAGCACCGGACTGATGTCGCCCGGCGCGTACCACGACCAGTCATCGTCGACCAGATCAACATTCCATCGCGCGACACGACCATACCCTATGCCTGTGTCCTGCCCTATCGCGGCGATCTGCCTCAGCCGGTGTCGCAGTGACGACCCTGCACTACCGTTTCCGCCGTGGGCGCGCGCGACAGCAAACCACACCACACGCTCTGCGAGGATGATTCGTCGCGGCAATCGAATCGACTTAAATTCGCCGCCTGTAATATTGATTTTGTTCGCACCGCCTGTCTTAAGTGCGTCCAGATCAAAATCAGCAGGGCTGGTCACGTACGCGACCTCCTCACTATCGGCGCGATAGATCGGGCTGGACGACAGTGGTATATGCCATCCGCCAATCTCGCCCCACGCGATCGGTATAGGAATATTCTCCCACCCGTTCCAGTCGCGCCGGGTGTGGCGGTCGCCATGCCGCGTATCGCGTATCGCCGGCATGTGGCACCCCATGAGACTGATCAGCGCAGACTCCAGCATAGGCACGTGGCCGCATATCGGCGACGCAAGATACGCCGTGACTTTTACCGGCCTGTTAGTTTTTCGCACTGGCTAACCCCTGGGGTGTCGGTTCCCTGACTGCCTCATACAGCCAGTCAATTGCCGCCTGTTTGTGGTCCTCGACGTGCTTCTCGTATGCGTCGATTAGCGGAGCCGCCTCCACCGTCGCACCGTCGCACAATAATTGGTACTCGCAATGCAGGTGTCCGTGTCCGCGTGACTTCTGCCCGCCGACCGTGCCGTCCCACAGTTCAATAGCGGCGCAGGCAGCCCCGGCGTCGATGTCGCGGCATCCTCGCATGTCGATACGCTGCACGAATACAGACCCGGACACCAGCGTATATCCGCCGAAAATCATCATCGAATGATCCGGCACTTCGCCGTCGCGCAGATGCGTGTCCACGTCGTCGCTCTTTCGTGTGTATTGCCGAAACTCGATCATGCTTTGGTATGAAAGCAAATCGCTCTCCTCCATCGGCCAGTCGTGCGGGATGATCGCGGCGCGTGCCGTGCGCGACTCGCGACAGCACAGCACGCCGAAGCCGACCTGGGCGCGACCCTCGATGACCTGCGACGGCAGCGTGCCGCCGAGCAGCCGCATGTGCGGCATCAGCTCGTAGCCCCGGCGTTTCAATCCGACATCTACACTATTGCCCTTTTCGCTGCGTTCCTGCCCCGACGACAGGAATCGGTCCTGATGCGCCGATAGGTGGCCGTACAGGCCCAGCCGCGTCTTGAGCAGGTGCGACCCGGGCTCGCGCAGCATACGATTCCGCATAGCATTTCCGGTCAGGCACGGTACGCGATGAATGCTCCCCTCGTACAGCACACCCTGCCGCATCAGCACCGCGACGTTTCCCGTGGTGCCCTCCATGTGGGTGATGGGCGACACCGCGCGATGCACGACAAATAGCTGGTAGTTGGAATTACTCATCTGATTGATTCCTTTCGCGCCACTGGGCGCGCGCCTTTGCGACGATGATATAAATGTGCCCGCTGATCCATCGCGACCACTGGCGCGCCCACAACTCGCTCTGCTCTGACGCTACGTGCAGCAGGCCTCCCAGCCTGTCATTGCACGCGGCGCGGGTCGCGTCGGCCTGCACGTGCAGCAGACAGCCATTGACGAGTGTCAGTGCGTTGGCCGAGTTCTCTTTGGCCGAATGCTCAAGCCCTGTGGCGATTCGCGACCACAGCGTGACAGCCTGCAGTTTGTCGCGGTTGAACAGTTCAGCCATGCACAATGCGAGGTCAATTGCCTGCACCTCGTAGACATCGGAGGATGATGCCGCCGTTGCCTCGTCGACCAGCCCGGCGAGTTCCCGCCGGTATGTTGCCATGGTCAGCGTGTTCCGTTTTGCCTCAATCATTGGTAGCTGCTCCCTTTGGTTTTGCGAGGAACGCCGCCAGCCGCGACAGGGGCTGTGACCGTATGCGTTCCCACGCCTGTAGTAGTTCGATGCCCTCGTCGCCCATCGCCTCGTGCACGCGGATCACGTGCCCCGTCTCGATGTCGCCTGTCAGTGTGGGCTTGCCGATGACCGCCGCCAGCGCATCGACCGTCTCCACCAGCGACGCGAGTTCGTCGGTGATGTATGTGATTACCTCGCCCTCCATGCCGATGACGGCCTGCTCGCTGTCGATACATACCGGCGTCTGGTAGAGGATTTGCTTTTGTCCGCTCGTGGCGATGCAGATTGCGTATGGCGGTCGTGGCGGATACAGGCAGTGTACGCGAAGGATGGCGATGTCTGATTTTGTGTAGTGCGTGCATTCTGATTCCGTGATGACCCACGAGTAGTTGCGGGTTTTTTGCGGCTTGTCCTTGCCGGCCATCACGCGTTTTTCGTCCATCGCCAGATCGCAGCCTGCGCATCGGAAGTCGCTGCCGGGGCAGACGACATTGCTCCACCCCGTGAAGGTGGGCTTCACGGCGGCCGGGCGAAGCCCGTTGCATCGCGAGCCGCAGTAGTAGCACCGTTGTGCGCCGTGCGCGGTGATGCCGGCCGCGAT